GTAACGGCGAGAAGAAGTGGCTGGCCATCGTCGAGGCCGATGACCTATGCGAAATCGCCCGCCATATCGCTCCGCCAAACTTTACCATTGACGTTGTCCACACTGCTCCTGTAGCAACAACCGTAGCCCAAGGATTTGTGATGCCTTCAACCCCAATAAACACAAACAAAATACACTGAAAGGAAACATAATAACATGGCACTAACACTCAGCGAAACAAGCAAGAACACGGAACGCCAGTTGCCCGAAGCCGGAGCAACCACAGGCGTTCTTTTCAGCCTAGTCGATCTCGGCACCCAGAAGGTGACCTGGGACGGCGAGGACAAGTGGACCCCCAAACTCCGCTTGGCCTTTGAGCTTCCCGACCAAGTCATTGAAGGCGAGGTAGTGGAGAATGGGAAAACCACCAAGGTGACCAAGCCGATGGTCGTTTCCATCGAACTCACCCGCAGCCTTGGCGAACGCGCAACCCTCCGCAAACTGCTTGAGCAGTGGCGCGGGGCAGCGTTCACATCCAAGGAGCTTGCGGCCTTCAACCTCAAGAACCTTCTTGGCAAAGCCTGCCTGCTGACATTGGTTCACAAGACCAGCCAAGCCGGGCGCAACTACTGCGCAATTCAAGGCATGGCCAAGCTGCCCAAGGGCATGAAGGCACCGACGACCACGCAGAATGGTCAGGTGTTCTACGAGATCGAGCAGGGCGAGGGTGGCCAGTTCGGTGAGTTGCCGGAGTGGTTGCAGGAGAAGATCCGCTCCAGCAAGGAGCTTGCCGGTGGTGCGTCTTCGGCACCGCAGGTCGGGGCTGTTGACGGAGACGGCAACCAAGTGCCGTTCTAAGCAGTGGGTCTTACCCTAACCCAGAAAGAGCCGAGCCAATCCCGTCTGGTCCAAACGGACCAGGCGGGACATTGGTACACGGAACAAGGCGAGTCGGCGCACGTTGTCATTGGAAAGAATGGCAACGAGCGTAACACCACGGTTGCTGACGCCCGTAAGATGGGCCTGCTTCCATCGGTTACCAGCGTGCTTGGCATCATGGATAAGCCGCAACTTACGTCATGGAAGATCGAGCAGGCCATCATGTCCTCGCTCACACTTCCCAAGGAGGAAAATGAAACGCTTGAAGAATACGCCAAGAGGGTCGTCAAGGACTCGAAACAGTCAACCACCAAGGCGGCGGAGCATGGGACTCGGATGCATGAGCAGGCAGAGAATATCCTTATGGGACGTCCTACTTGCAAAGACGAAGACCTCCAGCCCTACATCAAAACCTTTAAGAAGTGGGCCGATGCAAACATTGAAAAGACCTACTGGTGCGAAAAAGCCCTTGTCGGTGCTGGTTATGCTGGAAGGTGCGATGCCTATGTCAGGCTCAAGGGAATTGGCGACGCCATCATCGACTTAAAGAACCGTAAAGTAAATCCCAAATACGACCCATTCTACGACACCGATTGCGCCCAGCTTTGGGCCTATCGCATTGCCTCGGAGAACCCAAAGGCCGCGTGCGTGTCGGTGGTTTTGGCATCCAACGATCCAGAATCAATCCAGCACCATGTCTGGGGCGAGGATGAATTACACCAGGCCGGTATCGCCTTTCAGGCCATGCTGAAGGTCTGGTCGTGGGCGAAGCAATACGTCCCTCCGGGGATGAAGTTATGAACTCGCCAACCATCGAGGACATGGGTAAGGCCGCCGAAGATATTGTCTGGCGTGTCATGGGTAAAGGCTCGGACAAATCCGCCTATGGACAATGGTTTGAGCTTGACCGACCAATTCACGATTACCATATTGCCCGCGCCATACGCCATCTGGCTACGGCAATGATGCAACTACACAAATCAACACCATGCCCAGACAGCAACGGCGAGACGGCAACCGACCACCTGGAGCGTGCGGTTGTTCGCGCGCTGTTTGTATGGGCGCAAGTTAAAAAGGAAGTACCACGACTATGAAGAAACTGGAGAGCGTTGAGGTCAGGTTTATCTGGAGCGGAAGGGAGGCATCTGCTCTTGGAGATGTCAGCTATCAAACCGAGAAGGTGGACCTGGGGCCGATGGGTCACCGCGAACACGTCTGGTGTGATTGCCCGTGCGAGATGCAGGTCGAGAAGCTGGACATTCTTTTGGACGGCAACAAGGTGGCCGAGCCGGAACAAGACCTGGTCACGTTTGCCGAGGAACTGCTCATGGAGGAAGCCGACGAGATCCTGATGGAGCGGGCATGAAGTTTACCCGCTGCGAGAAGGTGGATGGTGGGTGGGCATTGTACGCCATGAATGAAAAGGATAAGAAAGAGCAGCAGGTGTGCTTTGTGGGAGCGGGCTTGCCGCTCGAAGCTTGGGTGGACCTGAAGGATGTCAAGAAATGAAGCTGGCCTTGTCTTGGGTCTGCTACGCCATCGGCCACGTCATCAGCGAGACTATTCTCAGGTTTGGCTGGAGTTATTCACTTTACAATAAACTAATGCTTTTAAGCAGCGACCTGGATGATAAGGGCGTGATATGGAAGGACTGCAAATGAAGAAGGCTGTGGTCACGCAGTCATTCGGGGAGGGCTGGGCTAAGATCCGTGAGCTTACCCAGCCGCGCATGAAGGCTTACTGCGAGCGGCACGGGCAGGATTATATCTCGATGGAGAAGCCGCTGGCGGAACCTTCGCAGTACACCAAATCGGCCATCGGGAATATCATGGCCACACGCGGATACGATGTGGTCACGTTCTTTGACTGCGATGTCTTGATCGCGCAGGACTGCCCGGACCTGACCATCGACGCCGGAGTATTCTCGGCTCTTAATGAGGGGATATTTTTGGATCGCAAAAATGGCATGGTTAAGCTGGCCGAAACCTATGGTGCAAAGATCAAGCCGAAGTTCTACGTCAACACCGGGGTCTTTGTCATATCTTCCAAGGTCATCGGTGTGTTGTCGCTACCCCCTCTTGGATTGTTCCCAAACCACTTTGCCGAGCAGACCTGGATGAACATCATGCTTCATCTGTGGGATATACCGTTGCCCGATCTTGACCCCGCCTTTAACTGCATGACCAGCGTGGAGTCGCACTTCGGGCTGGATCGGTATAAGGACGCCAAGATCATCCACTACGCAGGCCAGAGCGCGGATCTTGACAAGCTGGCCGAGACGATCAAGGCAGACGACAAGAAGCTTGTGGAGCTAGGGCGATGACTCCGGTGAAGGTGGTCGAGCGTGATGGCAAGTACATCCTGCAAACCCTGTTCGGTAACCCCATCGGCCCGCGCCTGTGGGGGTCTGAGCCGCCCAACGGTTTACCCCCAATCACGGATGTGTTTGACAGCAAGGACAAGGCCAGGGACGCCGCCGAACTTTGGAATATGTACGCCCTGTGGTGCCGGGAGCGTTCTGGAAAGATGAAAAAGAAATGGTCTCGACGCAGCTAACCAAGTGGGACGAGGATGAGCGCATCCGCCAACTGGCCGGAGAGATCGTCATCCGTGCCATACAGGACATACGCCTTTTACAAAGGCGAGGTGTGCTGGATGGAACGAGGATCACCGGCTATCAAGACGGTAAACTTAAGGATTGCTACGAGTACTCCGAGCCTGGTTCCGTCGAGGAACTTGTCTCCGACTTCAAGGATGGAACGGTCCTCTTCTGGTGCCGCGTGGCCGGTGTTGACATCGACCAGCGCACCCTCAACCGCGTCATCGAAAGGAGAAACAAATGGAATATATTAAACTTGGGTCCGAAGTCATCATCCACGGAGTCGCTATCTTCATCGCCATTGGGGTCGCAATCAGCCTCATTGGCGGTGCCGTAGGCTTTGTCATGTGGGTATGGGACAGGCTGAGACAGGAAAGGTCGCAATGGAAAAACTGGGACAAATAACCTTTCTTGGAGATCGCAAGGTGAGCATGGTCGAGATGGACTTTGACGTGGATGACAAAACGCTTGACCTGATCGCGGCGCACGCGATACACCTGATTGAAAACGACAAACCTGCATTGTTCAGATATGCCATGACAAAGGCACTGGAGAATTTT